TGACTTCTACAGTGTCGTGGCTGCGCATCACATCCTGAACCACACGGACTACGTGGTCGCTCACAACGGCCAGCAGTTCGACATGCGCAAGCTGCGTGCGTTCATGGCAATGCACGGCCTCGATCCGTTGCCGGTGATCCCGGTCATCGACACGCTGCAACTGAATCGCAAGGCATTCGGCTTCGACAGCCAGCGCCTCGCGTTCGTGAGCAAGCACTTCGGTGCGACGGAGAAGGACAAGCACACGGAGTTCCCCGGCTTCACGATGTGGGACGAGTACCTGAAAGGCAACCCGCGTGCATTCGCTGCGAACCATTCGTACAACCGGGACGACGTGCTTGCCAACGAGGCAATGTACAAGGAACTGCGCGGTTGGTATCAGGGTGCGCCGAACTTCGGTGTGTTCTTCCCTCGTGGTGATGACGAACATCGTTGCCCGAACTGTGGCTCTGTGCATGTGCAGCGCCAAGGCACTCGCCGTACTCAGGTCGGCGTGTACGCTCGCTACAAGTGCATTGACTGCGGCGGTTGGTCGCGAGGGCGTACCCTGATCGTGAGCAAGGCCGACCGCACCCACATCCTCATGAACTAAGGAGACCGTATGGAGCGGATCAAATCACCGCTGCCGCATGACTCGGCAGAACGCAAGACCTATCCGCTTCTCAGTGGGCTGCTGGATTACTTTCCAGCAGCCCTCGCTGCCGTGGCTCACCATAGCTACGCTGGCAACGAGAAGCATAACCCCGGCCAACCGCTGCACTGGGCACGTGGTAAGTCGGGCGATCACCTCGATGCGCTGCTTCGTCATGTGATGGAGCGTGACCTTGAAGGCGCTGCATGGCGTGCACTCGCTGCGTTGCAAGAACAACTCGAAGCCGAAGGAGCGCCGGCTGCTCCGGCTGCACGCTAATGGCGCAGACTAAGCAGCGGTCGATCAAGGAAGCGGGCACCAACATCATGATCGGCTACACGATCAACTACAGTTGCAACATCCTGCTGCTGCCGTCGCTGTGGCACCCGGAACATCCGTTCCTGAGCGCGCATGCCATTGGCATTGCATTCACGCTAATCAGCTTCGTGCGGCAATACATCATTCGGCGTTGGTTCGCCAAGGGAGACTGACAATGAGTCACGCAAAGACCGTGAGTTTGTTCGAGGAGTACAGTGATCGCATCGTGTACGGCAGCGAGACGGAGGACGAGGCATTGCAGAACGCAGTGGACTGGGCGTTCCGTGATCGCACCGACGAGTTCCGCTCTGACCTGTACTCACGCATCAAGGAAGCATGGGACAAGTGTGCCCTCGAAGCACGCTTTGTGATCTCGCAGAAGATCATTGAGGAGAGTGCGAATGGCTGAGTACATCGTGCACAAGGCGGTCGAACTGTCGAAGGTGAAGGCCAAGCGTCGTGCCGAACTCAGTGAGCCGGGTTACCTCGAAGCTCACTACATCGCGCAACCCAAGTACGATGGGTGTAACATGGTGGTCGAGGTGTACGAGGATGCAGATGGAGACATCCGCACGCTGGCACAGAGTCGTACTGGTGAGATCGTACAGAGTGTGACGCATATCGAGATGGCACTAGCTACATTCCCCGGTATGAAGACTGGCGTGTACCTCGGTGAGTGTTGGGCACCCGACTTGGAGTTCCACGAGATCAGCGGCCTGTTCCGCAGGCAGACGCCTGACGAGGACACGTGCCGCTTGCAGTTCGCCATCTTCGACTACCTGACCCCGGAGGAATGGGAAGCGGGTGCGAGTGAAGTAGAGTACGGCAATCGTGTTGCCCGCATTCCGCCGCAGCTGGGCCTTGTGCCTCAAGCGCGGGCACCTGTGTGGTTGGCAGGTAGCTTCGGCCACATCGCAGAGACGTGGACGAACACGACGGCGCAGGACGTGTGCAACAAGCTGGTCGAAGCGGGCGGCTATGATGGCCTGATCCTGCGCGACCCCAACGGGCCGTGGCGCAAGAACGACCGAGGCACAGGCGGGGAGATCATCAAGATCAAGCGCAAGCTGTCGTTCGATCTGCGTGTGGTCGGCTTCGAGCCGGGTAAGGGCAAGCATGCAGGCAAGATCGGTTCGCTCATCGTGGAGTTCCGTGGTCAGCGCATGGGTGCTGGCACTGGTCTGCGCGACGACGAGCGCGACGTGGCACAGTTCGAGAACAACTGGCTCGGCAAGATCGTGGAGATCGAGGCTATGGACTACAGCGCCGATGGTCTACTGCGCGAGCCGCGCTTGAAGGGTATCCGGCTGGACAAGTTGGAGCCTGACGCATGACTGTGATCGCATGGGACGGAACGAACTTGGCGTGGGACTCCCGCGCCACGTCGGGTGACCGCAAGCATACAGTGAAGAAGGCGCGCGCGTTGAAGGACGGGCGCGTCATCGTTGTCGCTGGGCTGCTGTCGAATCTCGTGCAGGCACGGAAGCTGCTCGACGGCCACGGCTATCCTGAATTGCCGCAGTCGTTGGTGGATGCGAGCGACATAATCGTGTACGACAACGGCGTGGTGTATGCCTACGACGACGCGAAGGAAGTGCGGAAGGTGAAGGCACCCGAAGCATGGGGTTCAGGTGAAGCATACGCTCTCGGTGCGCTGGCCTGCGGTGTGTCCGCAGCGCAGTCGTGCAAGATCGCATGCAAGTACAGCGCCACGTGTGGCGGAAAGATCAACTCAATCTGAGGTAACGATGCAGACACAAGTGGAACTCGAACTGGAAGCCTACCAATTTGGTAAGGCTCGCATGGCCGCAGCTATGCGGGGCAACGAGGAGAAGGGCCGCGCCCACAACAACCCGTATGCCCAAGCTGTCTATCGCCGGTTCGTCCTTCCGCTCGCGGAGATCATCCGCGAGGACTTGGCTGCGAAGCGGGTGGGGAGGCGGCAGGCGCATGTGCGTCTGCTATCTCCCATCGACCCGGAGGCGACAGCGTACATTGCAGTGCGCTCCGCACTCATCGCACTCCTTGCAGGCAAGGGCGACAATCTCGCCGAGGGCGCAGGGCGCAGCGTGGTTGCTGAGGTTGGACGTAGCGTGTATCACGAGTACGTGTTGGAACACTTCGCGGAGATCGAGCCGGACTTGTTCTATCACTTGGTCAATGACTTCGAGCGGCGTATGTCGCGCAACGAACGTCACCGTATGACCGTGTTCAAGATGCAGGCACGCAAGGCTAGTGTCCACTTCAACGAGTGGAGCAGTGGCGACCGCGATCAAGTTGGCGCGTATCTGATGGAGCAGCTGTCTAAGCTGGGCATGGTGCATACCAAGCAGATCACGATCCCGCATGTACACAAGAACAACATCCGAACCAAGGTCATCGTTACGCTCTCTGAGGAGTGTGCTGCATTGATCGAGCAGATCAAGGGATTCGCAGTAGAGTCCACACCGTACTTTCTGCCGTGCGTCGAACCGCCGAAGGATTGGACGGGTGTGACCGATGGCGGATTCCATACCAAGGAAATGCGGCGCATGATGCCGTGGGTGGTCAAGACCCATCCGTCACAGCGGGACAACTTCCGTGAAGCGGATATGAGTCAGGAGCTTGCCGCAATCAACGCATTGCAGCGAGTGGAGTGGCGAGTCAACCGCAAACTGCTCAACGCTGTGCGCCAGATCAGCAAGCACTTCGACATGGACGAGATCATAAGTCAGGCCGAAATTCCGAAACCGACCAAGCCTGAGTGGCTGGTCGGCGACATGACCAAGGACGACATGGACGAGACGCAGCTTGAAGAATTCGTACGATGGAAGCGTAGCGTGGCCGAGTGGCACACCGAGCGCAAGGTTCGCGGTACGAAGTGGGGCAGGTTCTACAATGCTATGCGCATCGCCAACAAGTTCGAGGAGTACGAGAAGCTGTGGTTCGTTTACTTCGAGGACTTCCGTGGTCGCAAGTACGTGCAGACGACAGGCATCAGTCCGCAGGGAAGCGACTTGCAGAAGGCGCTGCTCGAATTCGCAAACGGCAAGCCGCTGGATTCTGAGGAGGCAGTACAATGGTTCAAGATTACTGGTGCGAATCGTTGGGGCTACGACAAAGTGAGCTTGAACGACCGCGTGAAGTGGGTGGACGAGCGAGCGGAACTACTTATCGCTTTCGCCACCGACCCGATCTCCCACTCAGAGTGGCAGGAAGCGGATTCCCCGTTGCAGTTCCTTGCGTGGTGTATGGAGTACGCGGAGTGGTGTCTGAATCCTTCCACGTTCGAGTCGAGGGTGGCGGTTGGGATGGACGGGAGTTGCAATGGCTTACAGAATTTC